GTTCACAGGGTCCGTGGATACCTGCGCGATGGCGCTCTCGACCTCGATTTGCTCACGGGCCTGCATGGCCGCCTGCGTCGCGATGACGCTTGCGTCCGGCAGGGCCGCTTGCTCGTGATTCAGGCGCTCCACTAGAGCCGCCTGTGCCTGCTCATCACCCTCGAGGAACGCCTTTTCCAGCGTCTCGCGAGTGATGCCCTGTGGAGCGCCTTGCGGTGGCTCCGTCACTCCAGCGCCCTGAGAAACGGGTGGCTGGTATCCCTGCGGTTGCGCTTGCAGGGCTTCGAGTCGTTTGCGCTCAAGGGCCGCTTGCTGCAGCCTTTGGTCGCCGGTCAGATATTTCTGTGCGTTCGAGTGGTACTGCTGATAGGGCAACGTTTGCGGCTGCCCATCAACGACGAAATCAACGTACCACTGCCCGTCCTCGCCCTGCCGCGTACCGGGTGGCAGCGACGGGGCGGGAACGGGTTCCTGCTCCTCGGGCGCCTCGGCTTCGACTTCCGCCGCTTCTGGCGCCTCCGTCTCCTCTTGCTCGCCCTCCTCTGATGTAAACCGCCCCTTCTCGTCGCGCGAGCGTTGTGGCTGCGCGTAGTCGGGCATCACGGCATCGGCCGCCGGGCTCGCACGGGCTGCCAGTGCCGCCTCTCGCCTATCGGCAGGGGTGGGCTCAGGCTCGGCCCGTGCGGGCTGTTCGGGCTCGGGCTCCGGGATGTCCGGTGCGGCTACATCAGGCGTCGGCGCGTCAAGCTGCGCCTCGGCTTCGAGGACTTCGGCGTTCTCGCGAACGTCGGCGTCTCCGCCCGGCGGGGTAGGAGAACTCATATAAAGCTCCGTCTGTGGGATAGATGCGTCTCACGACGCGGGCACTTCGGATCACCTCCTGTGGCAGCAGAAGGATCGGTACGGCCTCTCGGCCGAATCTCTTCAGTAGTCTTCCTGAGCGCGTGTTAGCGCGGCATCGTGTAGGCGCGCCTCCATCTCGATGGCGTACTCTCGGAAGTAGCGCGCGGCACGTATCCGAGCCAGTGCATCGGCCTGCTGCGTCGTGTCTCCGCGCGACACGCTCTCAATCAAGTCCTCGACGGCCTGCGCCTCGTCCTGCGCGGGAAGACGGAGGATGGCGTCAGCGATGAGCGGGTCCGACATGAAGCGAATGCCGTACGCCTGCGCCTCGTCGAAGTCGCGCTCCTCGGCCGCCGTCTCGTCCGTCATGCGCTAGCTCCGAATGGCTGTGGCTGCGCTCGCTTGGCGAAGAAGCCCTCACGCATGACGCTCGCCGACTCCGCCGCCTTGTCGCGCTCCAGCGAATCCCGCTGCGCCGCGATAGCGGCCGTGATGTCCCCTTGCAAAATCGCCTGCTGGAGCGCGGTGTCGGCATCGAGCTGCGCCTTCTCACGCTCCGTCCTGTCTCGCATCAGCGCGATTTCCTCGGCCGATTCGATGCCGAGCGAGTGCATGTGCGCTTGGAGCTGCGCCCGGTCTAGGTCAAGGCGCGCACGCTCTACCGCCAGCTCGTGTGCCATCTCCGCCTGATTGCCCGCTTGAGCGGCTTTCTGAGCGTCGAGCTGCATGCGCTGCATTGCAAGCTGCCCGTCCTGCTGGAGCTTTTGCTGCGCGATTTGAAGCTTCCCGCCTTCGATTTCGAGCTTCGCCGCCTCCGCCTGCGCGGCAGGGTCTTCCTGCGGCGCCTGCTCGGGCGGCGTCTCGATGAAGCGCGTCCCGTCATCGTAGCCCATGGCGCCAGCAGCCTCTTTCAGCACCTCGTCGGCGTTGACAGTCTTCCCTAGCTCCACTGCCATCTGAATGAAGTTCCGCATCTTGACGACCTTGCGCTCGGGGTTCGTCGCGTCCTGCCCGACGCTGATTCGAAGCCTAACGGGGTGCCTCAGCATCCGCTCGGTCGGCACCGTCACGCCGTAGCGCGTCATCACGTCCGCGCTCTTCATCGCATCTCCAATGATCTGAGCGTCCGTCTCGTAGGTCTGCATCAGTATCAATAGCTGACGGAGCGCGTCCTGCATCCAAGTCGTTGCGAACATCTCCATCGCGTACTCGGTCATGATGTTCGAGTCGGACGCGATAAGCTCGAGCCCCGTCGCCGTGCGCCCGATGTTCGAGTTAGTATTCGCCGACTGCTGGCTAAACGATCCCAGCACCTCGTCCATGGACGCCGCAACCGACTCCTCGTCCTTGTACGCCGAGCCCGTGACATCGCGCGTTTCGAGCGGGATGATGCCGTTGACATCAGTTGCCGAAACCACACCCCCCGGTGTGCTTCGGAGCATCGCCTTCATGTCGAGCCCGGAGCGGCGATTGACGATGTAGCGCGGGCTGTTCGCCAGCCGGCTCGCGTCGCGCCTATCGTTCGTGATGCCGTTGATTTCGGCCTGTAGGCCCTCGCTGATTTCAACTTTCGATTGCGGGATGGGGCGGTGGGATTCGATGGTCACGCCCCCGATGGCGTAATTTCGCATCGCCTGGGGCATCACGTCCTTGACCCTCGTCGGCTCGGTCAGTAGATGCGTCTCGCCGAGCACGTCGAATGTCCAGTCCACCCCACCACGGTTCATGATGACGCGAAAGACGCGAGCCTCTTTGTGCAGCTCGACTTTCTCGGGCTCCTCCTCCGTCTGGCCGTTCGTCGATAGCCCCGATTTCGATGCGCTGGCCGAGCCCATGACCTCACCCGCCGAGCATGGGCGCCAGACGGGCGGCTCCCCACCCGGGCCGAGCATCATCTTTTCGAGCACTTCTCCTACCGTGGGGTTCATCTCCTCGATGAAATACGGACTCGTCCCGATGATGTCGCACCACTCGGCGTGAGGGCTGAATCGAAACTTCCCTAGCGGGATGAGCGTCACGGCAGGGCGGTCACGGACGATGTCGCCGTCCGCATCGACTCGGTAATCCCACCACTGCTTGGTGATGCAGATGCCCTCGACCCACGCATTCTGTAGCGCCCCGATGACGTTCTGCTTCCACTTCACATCCTCTCGAAGCCGATAGTTCAGCGCCTCGCGCCACGTCCGTGCGCCGGCCGCTAGCTCCGCGTCGTCCTCGTCCTCGGCCGTTATCTCCACCGCGTCCTGTGTCGAGAAGAACGCGGCGAGACACGCCGCCTCCGCCCTCTGCATCGCCGCCTTCGTCTTCGGCTTGAACAGACGCGAGCGGCGCTTGTAGGCGTCGGAGAGATAGCGCGAGCCCGCCGGATGCTGACTTCTCGCGTTCGCGTGGTTCTTGTCAATTTGCGCCCGGTGCGCACTCGTCAGAAAGTCGGTCGAGCCACGTAGCGTCTCGCGGAAAGTGACCATGACGCTGTCAGCGTCCTCCGGCGAGAGAGGGCCGGGGTCGTCCTCGGGAGTTGTGCCGTCAGCGAGATTGTCCGAGAGGCCAGCGGCGGCGATATCACGCATTAGCCGTGGCCCAACTCCATCTCCAAATCCCCCTTTGCGTTCCGCTTGAGCCCCGTGACGGTCCGCGCGTCGGTGTGGCGGTGCCGATCGAGCCCCAAGCGCTGGAGTATCGTCCCGCACGCGCGCGTCACCTGCCGGCGGCGGCTGCCGGGCTGCTGGATGTCGGCGGTGTGGAATACAAACCCACGGCCACTGTCAACACCGACATCGGCGCAGATGAGATTGATGGTCGTCCCGCCGTCGTCCGATGGCCCCGCCGCCCACACATAGCCAGGGTGCAGCTTTCGGGCGGTGTCGACAATGTCCATGACGAGCGTCTGTAGCGACGCGTGATTCACCTGGCGGTTCTGGCTCGACTTGGCGAGCTTACGTCGTGCCATGGCCGAACAGCCTCCGGTGGACTTCGTTGTAGTGCGCGGCCTCTGCCGCGATTCGTGGGTCGTCGGGCACGACGGGCACCTGCTCGACCATGGCGACATCGCCCTGGAAGCGCGCGCGGCGGCGCTTGCCGTTCGAGAAGAGGAAGAAGCCGTCCGGCAGTCGCTCGTGGCCTGTCGACAACCAGAAGGTGCGCGTGGTGGTGCTCATGCGGCCGAATCCGGCACGACGCTGAGCCCCCGCTCTGCGGCCCTCTGGCGAACTGTTCTCACAGCTCTACGCGACTTCTTCAGCTCTCGGCGCCCCTTCTGAGCGGCGGGCGACGGCAGGAACCAATACGCTCGTCCCTCATGCTCGCTCTCTGTCACCATGCCGTTCTCCACGAGATGACGAATCGCCCTTGTCACCGTCTGCCGGCTGTAGCCCAATCGCTCCTCGATTTGCTGACGCGTCAGGGGCACCCGGCCGCCGTACTTGGCCATTCCGAGCATCAGCAAGAACACGGCGCTATAGCTACCTTGAAAGCCCGGCGCCTCTACGTACTCAACCGCCTTCGTTTGCATCAGCCGTATGTGCTCCTCGTGTCGAGCCCTGTTGAGATTTCGCCTCGCTCGCGCTATCCACTTGAAGTGTTCGTCAATGCAGGTGAACGCCTCGTCAGCGTCCGGTCCATCATCGGTCGCATAGCTCCGCATCTCGCCCGTCCCGCCGTGCGTGACGACGATGGGCGGCCCCTTTTGCCCCACCTCAGCGGCCTGTCCACCAGAGGGCAGCCCTGTCCACAGATGGACAGCGCAGGCGTGACGCGCTGCGGCTTTCGGCATCTTGCTTATTTCGTATCCTTGGGCCTTGGCACGCGGGCATCCCTCCCGCCGCTCGGGTAAGCTTGTCTTCGGTCATCGCCGGCTATCTCCCGGAGGTGGCAAGTCGCGGAGCCTCGCTCTCGCGATAAAGTCCCGGCGGCCCCAACCGCCGGGCATGATTTCAGGTGGACAGCGCCTCGATCAGCTTCTCCACATGCACGTACTTTCCCGTCGAGATCCGCCTGACGAGCGCTATCACCTCGTGATTCGGGAGCGGCGGCGGGGGCTCATTGCGCACCTTGTCAGCCTGCACGTCCACCACCGGACGCGGCGGGGGCGCCCGCATGTCCTGGCGCTCCTGAAGTCGCCCGCCACGCCCCTTGAGCCGGCGCCGGACTTCGTCCTCGATGACGCGCTCGGTGAGCGTCATGTCGCCCGTGGCGTCCCGTATCGGCGGGCGCGGGGGCGGGTCGTCGTCCCACATCAGACGACCATATCGCCACGACTGACACCGAACGCTTCCGCCGACTGCCTCCAGCCAATCAGCCTAAGCACCTCGTCGTAGCTCTCGCGAGCGACAACACGGCCCCCGTTGCTTGAGCGAACGACCGTGCCCTTCTCCGAGGGATAGACACACGAGGTGGTGTCGGCATCAATCATGACCGGAATGCCCTCGGAGTCGTCCTCGGGATTCACCCCCTTGATTGTCAGCTCTACAGGTCGTGCCACGTCAATAGTCCTCTAGCGGCTCGGGCTCAAATGATTCGTGCCCACCGAATCGCTCCGGCGGCATGAACCCCTGCGCAAGCTGTCTAATTGCATCGGACCCGTTGGAAGCCCAATTGTGCAGCGGCGTCAGCGAGTAAGTGTCGTTCGTCTCGTTGTACTGTCGGCGGTAGTTCGCGAGCGCCTTCAGTCCCTCAGCGCAACGTCCCGCATCGAAGTAGCACCCCGTCAAGAACTCCCGCGTCATGTCGATGCCGTCCTCCAGCCTCGGGATGCGCTCGACGACATGGATAGGCGATACACCCATCTGCTCGAACATCTCCCGCCGACTCGCATTGCTCAGACTCAGCTGCTTCACCTCCACGTCGTGCGGCATGTAATGCGCCTCGACGATGACTTTGTGCTCCTTGGCCCAGTCGGTGATGTAGCGACCCCAGTAGCTAATCGTCTGAAAGCGCTTCGCGTGATAGCCGACGAAGCGCTTTTCCATGCCGACGTACTGCATCATCCACACGGCCGTGTGGTCGTTGCGGCCTAAGTCCCACCCGGTGTAAACCGGCAACGTTCGCTCGATGGGAATGCTCGTCACCCGTTTCTGAGCGTATGCCTCGGTGATCTGATCCTGGTAGATGGCACCGACGATCTCGACTACGTCCCAGCGCCCGTCGAGCAGCGCTTTGCGCTCGATCTCGCTCAGCATATGCAACTGACTCGCATAGTCGGTGTTAGCGAGATACTTGTTATCCGCGATCCGAGCCGGGATAAACCGCCGGTGCCACGTCCTCGTGCCGCCTGTTCGCGGGTCCGGTAGGTCGATCATAAAGGCGATGGCCGCGCCGTCATCCGGCACCTGCCAGCGGTCTTTGACCCATGCGTGCCCGACTCCGCCGGGATTGCATGTTGCCCGGACGTACACACTCAACCGCGTCTCGGTCGTTCTCAGGCGCGAAAGGAGATACTTGTAGCCCGCATCCGTCTCTTGCTGCGTCAGCTCGTCCCAGCCAACGTAGGCGTATTCATGGCCCTGATACTCGAATCGGTCGGTCGGTCGGGCCATATAGCCAAAGCGGACTGCTGCCCCGGATGGGAACCGCCACTCCTTGTCCGTGCCGTTGTATTTCGCGCCCGGAGCAATCTGCTTGTAAAGCTCTTTCGAGCGGTCTATCAGGTCCACCAGCTCCGGGTATGTCTTCCTGAACAGGATCGCCCGATAGCTTGGGTACTCGATCGCGTCTTGATGTCCACCCAACGCGTCGATCAGCAGGCTTTCAGACTTGCCCCCTCCGGCCGCTCCGCCATACAACACCTCGTCCTCGGCGGCGGCAAGGAACTCGACCTGTTTTGGCTGAGGAATCCATATGTCCTCAACCCGTCTGTTCACCCGCCTCCGGCAATAAATCCTTTTTCGGAACGGCGATGCGCCTGACGGTTGCGTTGATGTCGACCTCGCCCCCGTGCTCGGTTCGGTCAGTGAACATCTTCAGGTGCTTGCCAAGCAGCTCCAGAGCCCGCGTCGAGTCGGACCACTTCTCGGCGACCTTGGCAGAGCGATGGTTGGCATGAATCTCCGAGAGCACGTAGTCGGCTGTGATGCCCATGGCCGTTAGCCTCTCCTCTGAGATGCGCTCGATTTCAGTAGCGACGTTACGATTTCTTACGTTCTCACTCGCCCGTACCGCCGCGCCATCCTCGCCATAGCCCGCCTCGATTGCCGCCTGTGTTCCGTTGCCGCCGTTCGCGACGTACGCCATCGCGAACAAGCGCTGTCGCAGTGTGAGCCGGGCTTCTCCCTCGCTCTCGTCTGTCATGTCTCTCTCATTGCCCGCCCGTGGGTAGGGATAAGGGTTATTCCTGCCAGGTCTGCAGGTCGCTCCAGCGGAGGCTGTCGTCCCAGCGGAGGCCCGTGGTGGTGGGTGTTGTCGGCGCCGTGGGTGTCGTGGGTGTCGTGGGTGTCTCGCCGCCCGGCGCGGGCTGCGTGATGCCGCTCCCAGGCCATACGAGGCGGTCGTCCCAGGAGAGGCCCGCGCTCGCGAGAGGCCAGCGCTCGCCGAGCGTGATCGGGGGCTCGAGCGCGATGAGCGCTATCTGGCGCTCGGTGCTGTGTCGCTTGTCCGAGTCGGTCCAGTAGAGGACGCGCGCCCAGATCGCCGCCGCCGCCGAAGTGACGCCTTCGAAGACCCACGTGAGCCCGTCGCCCTCGAAAGGCTGATCCCCAGAGCTGAACAGTGCAGGGCCGCCCGGTGCGCGGGCTAGCTCCACGCGGTAGCCCGTCGCGCGGCTTGCGTTCAATGTTGCGATGATTGTCGCAATCCCTCTGTCGACAACGCTCGTGCTCTCGATCGTGAGCGGGCGGGGCACGCCGTCGAAGTGTCGCTCCTGGTCACGCCCCGTGTCGCCGCTCGAGAACAGGATCACGCGTTCGGGTCCGAGCCGTCCGCCGTCTCCGTGCCCCGTATGAACGCGGAGCGCTGGAGCGTGCTGCTGTTGATGGCGCGAATGTCAACGTTAGATGGCGCCGTCTCCGAGAGGCCGGAGAGCGGGACATAGCCGCCGTCCGACTGGACACGCGTCGTGACGTACGTGCCGTTGACGAAAACTTCGTAGCCTGTGATGTCCGGCTTGTCGTAGCGCGTGCCGAAGTTCACCGCCAACTTGCCCGGCTGCCCGAGCACCGTGCGCGGCGTGACGTAGCTCGGCACGGTCAAGTCCTCCACGCCGCTCTCGCCGATGCTGCCGCCACCGCCCGACGTGCCTGTGGTGGCCTTGCTCGTCGTCGCGGTCGAGCCGTCGAGCCCGTTGACGTTGCTGCCGCGTACCCCTGGGAGGTACGACGTGCCGGAGGAGAGGCCAGTAAACGTATAGCTTTGTGTCGTGCCGCTTGCCGCTGGCGGCGCCTCGGCAACCTTCGAGCCGTTCAGCACCAGCTCGTAGACAGAGATATTGTCCTCGTTCGGGCGGGTCCACGTGAGCGTGATGGTGTCGTCGGTGCTCGTCGTCTGTAGGTTCGTCGGGGTGGCCGGCGTTCCCGTTCCCGTGCCGCCCGTCGTGCTCGGTGAGTCGATGGTCTGTACCGCGCTGGTGGTCGTCGTGCCCGAGACCGTCACGCTCGCGCTGAACGCGCCCGTGCGAGCGGTGGTCGTGAGTGACCAGGCGCCCGAAGCATTGAGCGTGGCCGTCGCCGTCCCGTTCGAGAACGTGAGTGTCACGATAGTGCCAGCGGGCGCTTGAGAGACGGCGCCCGCGTAGCTCGTCGGCCCACGGCTCGAGAAAGCGAACGTTGGCGTGGGCGTCGAGCCGCCGCCGCTCGAACCACCGCCCGAGCTTCCGCCGCCGCCTGCCTCGAGAGTGCTCACCCGCCCCTGGAGTGATGTCATCTGTGTTTGCAGCGTGCCGACCTGCGCCTGGAGAGTGGAGATAGCAGCACTATTCGCTGTCGTCTCGTTCTGCCCAGTATTCAGCTTCGAGCGAATCAGCTCGAACAGCTCGTTTTCGTCGAATGTCTGTGCCATGGGCCTCTCGTCAGCTCGGCGGGTACGTGCGGAGCGGGGTGTAGCGAAGGACGCGTCGCGGCACGTCTAGTAGCTGATGCAGTGCCGCTTTCTCGGTGTCCGATGGCGCCGAGAGCGTCCCGTAGACTTGACTGCCGTCCACTCGCGCGAGAACGGCCGTTCGGGTGACATCTCTCCACACCGCGCCGTCATAGATTGCCCACGTCCCTTCTTCGAGCGTCGCGCCGCGAAGACCTTCGTAAGCGTCGGCGTAGGCGTTCCTTTCAGGGATTGAAGCGAAAATCACGAGCGGCTGGTCCTGTACCTCATCTAGCGCTTGCTCGAGCAGCGCGAGCTGGTCCTCGAGCGCCGCCGTGCTCCCCGTGCCGCCGCCACTACCCGGCGCAGCGAAGACGTTGAAGAAGTCGAGTGCCGTGTCCGGTGGCTCGACACCGCCCCCTGTTCCTCCCCCCGTGCCGCCGCCCGTGTCGACAGGCGTCAGGTCGATGGCCCGGAGCGCGTCCCCGCTTTGCTCGTCCTCCGATATCCCCCGCACCGCGTACTGTCGGTAGCCGAGCGTGGGGTCGGCGTCGTCGAATCGAAGCGTCGGGAGCGCGAGCGTTGCGATAAGAATGCCGTTACGACGAATCTCGTGCGCGGTCGCAATATCACTCCCCGGCACGATGTCGATGCGAACAAGGCTCGGCGAGGGCTGCGTGAGCGTCACCACCGGCGTGTCGGGAACGCGCTTCGCGGCAACGACATCGACGGCGAAACTGCCGGTGACCGATTGCCCGCCACCGTCCGTGGCGGTGACGATGACCGTGGTCGCCCCTGCCGAGACGCCCTGCACGCGAATCGAGTCCCGCGTGCTCGACAAGACCTCGAGCACGCCCGTGTCCGAGCTGACCGCGCTGACGCTCATCGTGCTCGGCGTCTCGTCGGTGATGTCGATCAAGACATCGCGCGTACGTCCGGCGATGACCGACTGTAGGCCGCCGGGGAGCGTCAGAACAGGAGGATTGTCCTCGACGACAACGCCGCCCGACGTGGACGCCGTGATGACGTGCTGAGCGACCTTCCCGCGAGCGTTAGTGACATACACGGTGATGGTCGACGTGCCCGAGCCAAGCGGCGTGATGTCGATGGCGTCTACCCCTGGCACGTCCGCCACTCGCGCGACGGCGGGGTTCGAGGAGCCGGCCGTTATCCAGTAGTCCCCCGAGTCGTCACTGATGCCAAGCGATACGCGCGTCGTGTCAGAGCCGTCGAGCGCCACGGTGCTCGTCGCCGTGATGGTCGCGGGAAGCCCTACCGGTGCGCCACCTGCAAGCGTGAACGTATTCGCCGAGGTGACGATGCCCGTGCCCGAGCCGCCCGTCGTGTCCCCCGGTGTCGGGAGCCATCCTCGGCTGTACTGCCCGTTGGCATCCGGGAAGCCCGCGCCGCCGGCCACCTCACCCTCGAATTGATAGAATTTCAGGTACTTGACTTTGTTGACGATGGCGTTCGTTCGAATGCCAGTGTTGCCGTTACGGTCGTACTGGAACTGATTTCCTCGTGCGAAGTCCCCGCCGACAGCGGCGTTCAGGAATGCACAGCGCGCTTGGAAAGAGCCATCGTCTCCGGTCCACGGTGGGCTAAGCGCACCACCGATGCGCCGAAAGTCCCCGCTCTCGTCGTCGCTCACGTCGACGTACCACTCAACCGAGTTTCCGGGTTTTCCGTACGGATTCCCCTCGGGCCACCAGTACGTCCGGATGGTGAAATAGTCCGCGACGTAGCTGACGTAGTCGTCCTCGCCCGGTGCGTTCGTCAGTAGATGCTGCTGTGTGCCCGACTCCGTCCACTCGCCCCGCCCGTCATAGGACGAAATCACCGGCGGGCGGCCGGAGAGGTAGGCATGGTTGAACATCGAGGGCGATTGACGCGCGTGGATGTTGTGAAAGCGCCGGAAGCGCTCGCCCCCGCCAGGGTTCTCGACATCGTCCACCTCAGAGCCATCAGAGGCGGTTTTCGGGACAGTGATTTCCTCGAAACCGTTCTTCGCCTCGACCCGCGCATAGTTGCCCCAGCCGAAACTCGCGAAGAACTGCAACTCATCCCGCGAGAGCTGCTGACGGCTCTCCTTGACGTAGTAGTGCTGACTGAAAGCGCCTTGGGTGGAGATCATGGCGCTGATCCACGGAAGGCGCGCCGTCTGCTTGATCTTGTCACCAACCGATGGCCATTCCCCCGCGCCAAGTTCGCCAGACACGAGCGTGAACGTATGCGTTGTCGGGTCCGACGCAAGCGGCTGGTCGGTGTCCACGCGATAGTCGCCCGACGCGTCATCGCCGGTGACCGGGTCAGTCACCGTGCGGTACTCCACCTCCGGGTCTCGGCCGCCGACTAGGTCATGATGGACGAGCGATTCATACTTGACGTAGCGGTCCGGCTGCCCGCTCACTTTCACCTGACAGATACCGTATGGCCAGGTCCGCATCTTGTACGCACGGAATACATCGGGCTCGCCGTCTAGCTCGTCGGCGTGGACGCGGTGGTATCCCGAGTAGCGCTTGCCGCGCGTGTACGTCGTCCCGTCCGTAGACGGCTCTCGGCAATCCCAGCGCCGACCGTTGATCGTGATGGTGCGCGCCGACTCGTCGACCGCGACGATCGTGTAATCGTCACCCGAGCTGAGAAGATCGTCCGCAATCTCGGCAGGCGTCGGAGTCGCGGTGAATACACCCTCGCCGCCGACTGTCTGAAAAGGATCTGGAACACTCGTGCCCGCGAGCTGGTGGGGGAAGACGTAACCTTGTGCTTCGGAGTTGATCCGTATCTGTCGTCGACTATCGAGATTTCGAGCGAGCGCCGACGCGCCGTACGTGCCATCCGTCTGTCGGAACGTCGCCGCCATCTCGCCCTGAGACGTATCGGCCGTCTGCCCTTCCTTGACTGCATACATCCAGGGAAAGTGACGCGCGGGAAATCTCTGCTCGACACCGGGCTGACCGAACGCCGAATCAAACGTCAGCCGCACCTGCACGTCCGGGGGCGGACACTGCAGGTGACGGACATTACGACTCATCGCTCAGTCGCCAGCGGGCTCGGGAGCAGAAAGGTCCACATCGGGGACGTACGGCGGCGGCTCCTCGGCGCTATCGTCCACGTGCGGCTCCGTGCGGCTCTCGAGTGTCGGGACCGTGTCGGGGACGACCGAGCGGAGAATGTTGATACGGGCCTTCGCCGCCGCGCGCAGCTTCTCGGCGTTCGTGCGCGTCTCCGTCGCGAGCCGTAGGCGCTCGATGGCGCGCCGCTCGACCGCACGAGTGGCAACGACGTTATCGGCGAGGCTGTCGGCGAGCATTCCAATCAGGCGCGGGTCATCCACCGCCTGGAGAAAAGCGGCAAACTGCTCGTCAACGTCACTCATGCGGGGATCGCTTTAGGGTAAGTTTTCCGGTCAAGCTCGGTGTGCGGGCCGTCTCGACGAGGCGGCTCCCAGTCGATTCCATGTGTGCAGTCAATGCCTAGCTCAGCGGCGGCGGCTTTGAGAGCGGCCGTTGTCTTCTCGAACGCCCACCACTCCCAGCACGCCTTCCCATCGACTAGCGGAACATGGTCAACGGCGCCGGCCGGCCTCTCGAGGTGACGACTGTCCATCGTCCAGCTCACGCCTTTTTCGATGTTCTCGCGCTGTTTCTCTGCCGTTCGAACAGATTCGTAGCAAGCGAAATCAAGCTCGGAGATTTCCAGCGCACGTTCATGGACCGCTTGTAGCTCGACGCGGGCCTGACTCAGCACCTCGCGAGAGCGTGCGCCGAATACAAAGCCGCTGCGCTCGGCCCGAGCCGAAGCCGGCCGAACTCCTGGCAAGCGCTGCACGGCAGGCGTGCGGTTCGTGATCGGGGCGTCCGTCGCCACCAGTGACGTGGGCGGCTCGGCCCGCATTCGGGCCAGCAGGCTGCGCTTTCCGTCAACGTTCAGACCCGCGCGGCCCGCGATCTTCTCCTTGCCCCGCTGCCAGCTCGTCACGCCGCCGAACGCGCCGATCAGCAGCAGCAACGAGCCGCCGAGCGCGACCCAGTCCCCGGCGTAGCCTTGCAGCCCGCTCGATGTCGCCCAGTCCTCGCCGCGAACGATGCCGGCGAACCACCAGCCGAAGATCACGAACGACTGGCCGAAGTACCAGAGCACCAGCGCCGTCAGCACCAGCATCAGAACGGGGCGCCACAACCCTTGGATGCCCGATGCCGTCGCCGCCCGTTCGATCGCCTTCGACTGCGCGTCGAGCTGGCTGGTCTCGCGCCGGTACTCGGCCTCGATCCGAAGCTGCTCTGTCCGCTGACGGGCAGCAAGAACGTCGCTGACTGGCTTGGCGGCTCCGGAGACGATGCCGCCAAGCCAGCCAATCATCCGGTCAGCTCTCCTCTCTCAACCAGCCCCAAGCCTTGCCTGAGCGAATCTGATGGACATGTGTAACGGAAACCCCGTGACGCTCGGCGATCTCTCGCAGAAGGCCCTCATCCTTCAGCACCGCACGGGCCGTCTCTTCGGATAGATGGCAGCCGTAGGTCCCGTGCATCTTCTTGTCATCCATGTTCTCGCCGACGCTGGCCCAGCGCACATGGCCGGCAGCCACGCATCGAGGGTTGCCACAAGAATGCGCAACGTGCCGGCGCCCCGCCGGGGGCTCCCCGTGAGCCTCCCTGCACACAATTCTGTGGCCATAGTCGCGGCGCCCGTCACGCCATTTCAGCTGGGCGTATCCATTCGCCCCGGTCGGGTAGGGCCAGATCAAGCAGCCGGCGTCGACGGGCCACATAAGGGCAGCCGTGATAAACCCCAGCTTTTCTGCATTCGAAAAAAGGTCGCGTTCGCCGAGCGGGTCGCCGTGTCTTTTGAACCGATGGGCATGGCGCCCGCAGTATCCGTGCGAGTGGACCTTTTCATCACAGGTCGAGACGCTGCATGTCTTCCGGCGATTCGCCTTGACCCGGTCAACGTGCTCGACGTCGCCGTGCTTTCGCCAGCTGCCGTAATGGCTCTGACACCATCCGCGACACCAGCTCAGCTTGTCGCAATGTTCCACCGAACACGTCGGGCGTGCGGTACTCTTCTGCTCAGCCATCTCGATCCCTCCAGATCGTAGGTGGTCAGGGCCGGATCAACGGTGTTTCAGCACCGTCCGGCCCGCCTTCTATTCTACTCCTGACGCCTCGACGCTGCACTCATATGCGTTCAGCAGGTCCACGATCATCGTCCGCTGCTCGTCGTCGGTGAGCTCGCGGCAGACATCCCCGGCGCACGGGATCAGGACGCCGTACTCAGACCGCTCGAAGCGCAGCTCGACGGGCTCAGGCGTCGTCACACAGCCGGCCAGTGCCAGCACGAGAGCTAGCGCCGAGGCAGAGCGGGAGGCCATGACTACACGTCCGCCGTGTCGAGCGGTCGGAACCACGACTCGCGAAACTCGCGCTCGAACTCGTCGCGGCTCAGGTCCGCGCTCCCCGCCCCGCCTGATATCTCGACGAGATGCGTTGAGATGGCATAGACGGAGAGCCCCCGGCAATGCAGCCCGTGGGGACGATTTTGCTGCAGCCACGCCCAGGCGGCCGACGCGTCGAGAACGTCGTCGGCAGGGGCGATAGACAAGTTCGGGGCTCCAGGAACGAGAAAAGCCCCGCGAGTCGTCAGCAGGGCCTTGGTAGGGTGTTCCCCGCGAACGCGGGGGTCAGCCGGCATCCATCAGCTCAGAAACAGTTGATGGATGTGCAGATCGGGATGGTTTTCAGGCGCCCCGAACCGCACATCCATCAACCGCCTCAGAACGACAAAAGCCCACCGTGACCGACTTCAACCGGCGGGCTACGTGGGCGCGTCCTTAAGCGCCGCGCACGAGCGATTGTACTTCCAAAAGCGGGAAAAACCTGATTCTCTGTCGACGCACGTTGTCGACACTATGCGGCGGCCCTCTCTAGCCATGTCTCAACGCGTGCTGCGCCGCGCTCAGCAATCTCCCGCGCGGTGTGTCGAGTGACAGCGGGCAGCTCAGGGTCTCGGCACACAAGATTGGCCAGCTTCGCCCACGATGGCGCTCCTTCGACAAACAGGTAGGCGAGCACTCGGCGCTCGAGGAGAGGCAATGCCCGGACAGCGCTGTCAACCGACTCAGCGCGATGCACATTCAGCGGCTCGCTCGGCTCTCTCGGGTATCGCGGCAGGTAGTCCGCGAACCCCGCCGCCGTGCGCGGGTAGCCGAGCCCCGAGCCATTGCCACGCCTCACCCAAACGGACCACAGCTCGAGATCCTGCTCTGTATCAAGCTGGACGGACTCCAGCCGCCGGGGCGTCCCCCTCGTTCTGCTCATTCGCTCAAGCCCTCTTCGGGCGGTGGCGACGGGTCGCGATGGGAAATCAGCTCCTCGGCTGTCATGGGCGCCGGCGGTTTCTTCGGCCGCCGATACCGCTCAGGGTTCAGGCGCCGAGCGTCCGCCCGGTCCCGCCTCCACTGCTCGGCCGACGATGTCTCGCGAGCGGGCTGCTCAGGTCGAACGCGGTTCGCCATCAGTCCGCCTCTTTCTTCCTAGGCGGAGCGTCGCCATCCAAAGCCGCTATCAGCGCGTCAGCCTGCTCTACAGCTCCCGCCGCTATGAGCGTGGCGAACTCGCTCTTGAGCTCCTCTACAACGGCCTCCATGCGATTTACGCCCCCCCCTGCCTCCTCCATTTTCTCTGCATACTTCTTCAAAAGCTCGGGCGCGCCTTCGCGCATGCCTGCCTGAGCTTGCGGTAGCGCGGCCATCGCGAACCGCTCGCGGCGGGTGAGCGGGCCATCACTGTCGTTGCCAGGCAACTCGATATTCCGCGTCATGTCAGCCCTCAGCCTCCGAACAGCGCAAAGAGTATCCCGACGACCACGGCCACGAGAATCAGCCCGCCGCCGACCTTCGCAATCGTGTAGCTCGTGCTGTTGCCGCGAATGCTCTCGGGCATTCGTCGCGCCGAGCGGGCCGCGTTCCCCGCCGTCTCGCGCGTGATTTGCTCGACACCGCGCGCGGCGGCTTCGGCTCTCTCACCGACCTCGCGCGCTTTTTGCTCGAGGCGGTCCAGGCGCGCTCGAGTGTCGTCTTCGGGCTCTACAGTCTTCATGTGTTCTCCGGCATTGCGTCTCACCGGAGTCTCTGCGCGCGGGCAGGCTCTCGGCCTGCCGCCCGAATATAGGTTTCGAATTCAGGGCTGTCTACTCCTATGCGGAGATGGCTGTGTGCCCTGAAGAAACCGTTACATCGCGAGAAATCTCAAGTGGCTCGCTTGACATCCGATATATGCCAGGCATATACTTCAATCACAGTCGCAGCACACCGCAGCGGCCAGCCACCCGGAGACACCGACATGACCGCAGCAGCCTTCTCCGCCACGCAGAAACCCATGATGACGACCTACATCCCGCAGCATATCCGCGAACACGTCGAAGGCCATCCGACTCTCGACGAGAGCACGATCGAGATCGACGCGGACGGCCATGTGACAGCTGTCATGACGCCTGGTCCGGTCGTGCGATCCGGAGACGGCTACAGCGCGCCGCCGAAGCGGGTCTCGGTCTGCAACATCGACTCGGACCTGGCGCGCCCGCCGTTCGTCGCTGATGTGCCCTACAACCCCAACGCCTGACGAAGCTCCTAAGCCCCGCCCAGTGCAACAACAACGAGACACCGGAACATGCACACGACACTGACCGCTAACACCCGATTCCTCGACGGCGCCGCGACGCTGATCCGTTCCGGCGAGGGCGAGACCTACGCCGACGAGGAGTACACCGGCGCGCGCACGCTCAGAGCCGTCCGATCGCGGTTGACGCGCGAGCGGCGCAGCGGCGACCGGCACGCGCAAGCGCTCGTCCATATGCACAACACGCCGCACGGCGAGGGCGCTTATCTCGCGATCGACGGCGACGGTGAGTACGTCGCTGGGCCGACGAGCGAGCGGCGCGGCGCAGGCTTCGGAGCCGCGGCCTGATGTCGACCTCCGAAGCGCAGAAGCGAGCGTCGAACAACTACCGCCGGAGGCAGGTCGACGACGGACGCATGCGCCTCTCCGGTGGTCTCGTCCCGCCGGATGTCGCCGAGGCCCTGAAAGCGATTGTCGAGCGCGGAGACGCCGAGACTCCGACAGGGGCGATCTGGTACGCCGTGCGGCTCGTCGAGACAGGACGCACGCACTCAGAGTGACGGAGCGCGGCGAGGCTGTGCGCCGCTATCGTTGCTCCGGCCGACGCCCCGCTCGGAGGAACGGTCATCGGCTGCCGGCCCGTGGCACGAAGCCTCTCGCCATGCCGGCGGGAATGTGGAGCCGGCCGCTATCGGTAGTCCAGATGAAACTACCGTCGACCGACAGCTCCACGAGCGTGTTGCGCAGGGCCGAGACGCCCACTCGCAGACCAGCTTCGTCATAGCTGACCGAGAGATATCCGCGAGGCCGCTCGGCGTAGATCGGCTTCCGATGCGTCATC